AAATCAACCATGTCATCAAACTCTTCATAAATATCTCCTTTGATTAATATAGATAATTTTTGATCACCAATTAATGAAGTTCTTACATTAAATTCTTTTGAAAATTCTTTTTGTAAAGTTTTTGGATCTACATTTTCATTTAACATAGGTAAACCTAAAGGTACTTTTTTACCTTCATACATCCCATAATTACCTAAATCAGTTTCTTCTAAAATTTCTTTATCATCATCGTTTACATGAATAATTTCACGTAAATATAAAGTACGAGCTTCTGCCCATAAATTAATAAAAGATTGTGAACCATAACGGAATGTGTTTTCGGTTAGTGGTAGCTTATTATGCACGTGATATTGCAGATTTTCCGATAATATCTGTTTAGGTGCTACACTTTCGTTTAGCATTATACCTTTAGAAGAGGGTTTACTACATCCTCCACACCCACAATCACAACCTTCTTTTTCTTTTGGTTTAGTAGATAATACTTCTTTTATTATATTTGTTAATCGTGACATGTTTATAAATGTTAACCTATTAATTCATTGTAAGATACTTCTATTCTATTTCCTGTAGGTTTATCTCCTCCCTTATAAACTAAAGCTTCGGGTTCTACTATAGATCTTAAACCTCTTTGTCCTTGTCTAGTAGAATCGTGTCTAATGTTTAATACAGGTTCTAAATTATATTGTTCTACATCACTCATATTTGTAAGAATTTTTCCTACTTTTATAGTTAATGTTGTTCCGTTTAATTCAAAACTATTAGGAGTATAAGTACCATATATTACAATACATTTATCTGAACCAAAAATTATTGATTCTTCTTGTTTATCAGGTAAATCTGTAACTATTACACCTGATATTTTTTTATCCGTATTTATATCATACATTACAAAGATTCCCTGTTTTTCTTTACCTTGAACATCTAAGTAAGGTCTTAATCCTAATCCTGGTATTTCTCCATCATTTATTTTATCTAATAAATTCATAAGGATGGGTTTATATCTTCTATCTGCGCTTTCCCAAAAACCAGCATTTAAAGCTTTAATAGAAATGGGATAATTTTCATTCACTCCTCTAATAATTACATCTGCTTTTTTACCTGAGGTTACATCATATCCCACATCATCTATACCTGTTATGTTTTTGCAAATATAATCTTTATTTTCCCCTTTAAAGATAATAGTTTTAGCTCCTTCATCTATATAATTTCTAACATTACTAACTAATACATCTTCATTTCCTAGCCCAGGAGCATCTCTCCCTTGCCTTCCTTCTGGTTTAATTAAAAATTTAGCTCCTTTATATCTCATTCCTCCTATAGAAGAACCAGGCATAGACCCATCATACTCAAAACCTTCGATTTTATCCATTAAATCAATGTATTTATTTCTTTCTGCTCTTGGGACTAGTACTCTATATGTAGTGCCACTTTTTCTTAAATACTTATCATCAGGAAGATTTAATTTATTTTTTAATATTTCTAAACCTTCTTCGGCATCTGTAGCTTCTATTAGTTTAAAAGCTATTTCAAATAACATATTTTTATCCTTAGGGTCATTTATGTCAGGATACCCTTTAGGAAATTTATAAGCTATACTATGTAAAAATTTATCTAGGCTATCCATTATACTTTATCTTCATTTCTTTCTTGCCAATCATAAGATACACTATCTTTTACAATAGGACCACCTTTAGCCCATGTTCTACAAGCTCTTGCAGAGTGACATTTAAAATGATGCATCCAACAATATCCTAACCTTCCATCTTTATCTGATGTTTGGCCTGGCATACATTCATCCATTCTAGGAGAAATATCAAATGCAACACAGTTACTACATAATGATTTTTTAGCTGCTTCTTCTGAGGTGTTCCAATATTCAGCTATATCTTTCCAATAATCACCAGGTTCATCTACATTTAATGGACCGTATTGGATATATTCTGTTTTAATAGCAGCATCTCGATTTTTAGTATTTAACTCAAGATTTTGAGTAGCAGTAGGACAAGCCATAGCTGCTTCATACAATTTACCTTCTGCTATAAACTTTTTTAAATCAAAATCTTTCATATTATTATGTTTCTGGTTCTTCAGCTGCGGGTTCTTCAGCTGCGGGTTCTTCAATTGGTGGGGATTCAGCTCCTATGTCTCCTCCCATATCTCCACCTTCTTCTCCTTCTTCAGGTTTAACCCCAAACCTTAAAATACGAGATATTGCTTCAGCAGCATGTTGTTCTTCAGGAAGATTTAATAGATAATATTTTTTACCTTCAACTTGAGCTATAAAACTCCTTTTACCATAAATTAAGTAAAATAGTTGATCATTTTTTAAATTAATTCTAAATGTAGTAGGACGAGGTGAAACCCAATCAATTGAAGCTACAAAATTATCATATTCAGGAGTTAAAAGATCTACAATAATAGATTTTAATTCAGGAAACTTAGTTAGTTCATCATATTGAACAGCTTCCTCAGGTGTAATAGTTCGATTAGAATATACCTGTTTAACTAAAATCTTTAATTTACCTTGCAGTTCTTCTCTTGTCATGATTTAAGTTTAGCAAATATAGCTTCAGCTAGTTTTTTATGTTTAGATTCTTCTAAATATTCATTTTCAGCATTAACGGCGTTAAAAGCTTCTATACCATATTTATTTATTACCTCATCTTCTGCTCTTCCAGCATCTATCATTCTTTTAGCTCCTTCAATATCTTTTCTAAATTTTGTTTTTTTAGGTTTTGAAGGTTTATTAGCAGCCATATCAGCGTATCTTTGTTGAGCTGGGGTAAGTTCATTAATTACTCCTTCCTCACTTGCAACATCTACCATTGCATCAATTTGAGGTTCTTTCATTTCAAAATCAAGATAGTGTTTAGCGGAAACAATCATACCTTTTGCTTTAGTAATTTTTGATTGCCACCAATGTGGAAAATCTACTTCACTATCCATTTTATCAAACTTGTCAAGCATTTTATAAAGCTCCATAGCATATTTTCCAATACGATATACATCTGCTTTTAACATACCTGGTTCATCATCTTGGTGTCCTAAATCAATATCTTCTGATATAGGTTCATCTGCTATTTCTTCAGATGGTGTTTCAAGTTCTTTTTGCATTGATTTTTCAATAGCAGCTCCTCTTTTCTTTTCATAATCAGAAAGTTTACCATCTTTATTTAAATCAGCTTTTTTTGGATTTTTTAAGGCATCTTTAACCATTTCTTTAAGTTTGATTAACATTGGACCAGCTGGTGTATTTCCAATTTTTCCATCTTCTCCATATCCGCAAGTACCTTCTTCGATTTCTTTTTCCATAGGTTTTTCTTCTGCTTGTTTTTTAACTTGTTTAACAGCTTTAGCATATGCTACTTTTTCGGCTTCAGAGCCATATCTTTTAACCAATTTGTCTCTCCGAGTTCCAACTATAGACAAAAAGTTGTCATATATTTTTTTAGATTCCTCAGGAGAGAACGCTTCATTGGTTAATTGCTTCATATTAAGCTTTATCTTCAGCAGTTGAAGTTCTTTTAAACTCCGCTGCTAATTTTTTAATTTCATTAGCTGCTCTACGTGCACGTGTACGAGCTACTTTTGTTGTTTTTTCGTTTTCAGTTTCTAAAGTAACTAATTGTTCTTTAACTGCTTCAATAATTTCATTTAATTGCATAATTTTTATTTTTTATAGATTTTATTATTTATTCTTCTCCTCCAATGTACTCACCTACAAAGAATTTTAAGGTGTTTCCTATTTGAGTGGTAAGTTTGTCGTTGTCCATCCCTTTAGATACTTTTAAAGCTGATATTAAGTGGTCCATTAGATCACCTTCATCACCTTCCATATCAGCAGCTATATCTTCAATTCCACCTCCAGCTTCAGGTTCTTCTTCTGTTTCTTCAGATTCTACTTCTTCTTCATCACCTTCTTCATCAGTTACTTCTTCTTCCTCTGCTTCAACTTCTTCTTCCTCTTCATCCTCTTTAGCTTCTTCTAAAGATTCTTCTTCACTTAATTCGTTAATAATCATTTCACGAATTCGTTCTTTTAAACTTGATTTAATGTCTTCAGCATCTTCACCTGCATCTTTAGCTAATTTAGAAATTTGATCTAAATCATCTCTTACAGCATCTACTTCTCTGTCTACTTTTTCTTTTTCAGAGTCAGACATTTCTTCTTCCTTTAAAATGTAGTCACCATGTCTATGTTTTTCAACAGATTTCATTTTTTTAAGAACACCCATTAAGTCTTTTTTCTCCGCTCCTAATTTTTTAGCAGCAACTACTAATGGTTTTAAACCAGCAGCTCCACCTTCTTTTTTAAGTACAGATTTGATAGCTTTTTCTAATTTAATTTTATCAAATTTTTCTTTTTTTTCTTTTGCCTCTTTTAAAAAGGGATTTGAATTTTCAATGGTTTTATTTTCCGTTAAAAATTTCTTTAAATCAAAGTTATCTTTCATTTTAAAATATTTTATTATAAATATATAAAGTTAATACATATTACAGGAGAGTAATATTATTTTTTTAGGTTTTTTAAATATTCAATTCCCTCTTCCATTGCTTTTTTAGCACGTTTTTTATCAATTCCACCTACCCATTTTTGAACATCGCCAGCTTCAGTAACATAATTATTATTACTTTCTGAGAGTATATCTTCCATAAAGTTTTTATATTCTTCTATATTAATATCTACTTCTTTATTAAATGTAGTAGTAATGTATTCTTCCCACTTACCTTCAGTTTTTAATTTTGTTTCAGTAGCTGCTCTACAATTAACACATTCACCATAAGCTTTATAGTAATGGGAATCTAACTGCCCATCCATATTTTGTTTACATTTAGGACAAAAAATAGGAACAGAAACTTTTTTAAATTTATCTAGTTTAGTAATATTTTCTTTTATACCATCACGTATAGTCCATTTTTTTCCATTTTCTTCCCAAATATCACCTTCTTTATAATTAATAGATTCTTCACCTTTATAACCTATACCAGTTGTGGTTTTATTACCTGATTTACCTTTTATTAAGTTTCTAAGGCGTTCTACATCGTGTTTTTGAAATTGTTTTTTTAATACTGAGTCTGACATTATAATCCTAATTGTTTAAGTTGTTGAATAGCATCGTCTGCTGATGTATATAATATTCCTGTTCCACCTGAAGAATTCCAGGTGTCTATAGTACTTGCTTTATCGTCTATAAGAATA